CTGGGCCTTCGCGTAGCAGTACAGTATCGGTTGGGGGCTTTTTGGGAGAAGATCCAAAAGGAACTTGGACAGTATGGATTGTAAATTCAGGAATATCCTATAAAGGCAATATCTACCCTGCATCAACAGCTACGATAACGTTAAAAGTATCTTATACATACTGATAAAAATTATTTAATCACCGGAACACTACTCCATCGTAGTGCTCCGGTTTTTTGATGCCATTTTTCAGAAAGGAGGACAGCGATGGCTGACCGTATTAAAGGAATCACAGTAGAAATCGGCGGCGATACGACTAAGCTGTCCGATGCCTTAAAGAATGTAAACAAGTCCATCCGCCAGACACAGGATCAGCTTCGGGATGTAAACAAGCTCTTAAAACTTGACCCCGGCAATGCCGATCTTCTCGTCCAGAAGCAGAAGTACCTCTCCGCGGCGATCTCCGACACAAAGGAGAAATTAAAGCAGGAGCAGGATGCCTTAAAGCAACTGCAGCAAGGACCGCAGACCGAGGAGACCATCAAGCAGCAGGAGGCTCTGACCCGTGAGATTGAAAACACCAAGCAGTCCCTTGAAAAGCTGAAGTCCGAGTTCAAGGATGTCGGTTCTGTGGCAGGTGTCCAGCTTCAGCAGGCAGGACAGAAAATGAAGGATGTTGGTGACAAGATCACAGGTGTCGGCACTTCCCTTTCCACCCAGGTGACCGCCCCGATTGCCGCCGTCGGTGCGGCATCCCTTGCCGCTTTTAAGGAAGTGGATGAGGGAGCTGATATCGTAACGCAAAAGACCGGAGCAAGCGGCAAGGCATTAAAGGAAATGCAGGATGCGGCAAACGATATTGCGACATCCATCCCTACCGACTTTGCCACGGCAGGTTCTGCGATCGGCGAGGTAAATACCAGGTTCGGCCTTACCGGGGATAAGCTGAAGAAGCTCTCCCAGCAGTTTGTTGAGTTCGCATCCTTAAATGACACGGATGTATCGACTTCCATTGATAACGTATCGTCAGTCCTTAATGCGTTCGGCATGGATGCATCCCAGGCAGGCGGTATGCTTGACGTTCTAAACTCTGTCGGACAGTCCACAGGACTTTCCATGGATACCCTCGCACAGGATCTCTCGCAGAACGCGGCACAGCTTCAGTCTATGGGGCTTAACGCCACGCAGTCCGCACAGTTCCTTGGCAATGTCGAGATGTCCGGCCTTGACGTAGGCGTTGCGATGGCAGGCATGAAGAAGGCCATGAAGGAGGCCGCTGGGAACGGGCAGACCCTTGACCAGGCGCTGAAAGGTTTCTCGGATACCATGCACTCAAACAAGAGTGATACCGAGAAGCTGCAGGCCGCCTACGACCTGTTCGGCTCCAAGGCAGGTGCCTCGATCTTCAATGCAATGAAGACCGGCAAGCTCTCCCTTGACGGTTTCTCCTCCGATATGAGTTCCTTCTCCGGAAATGTATCAAAGACATTCGATGATACTTTAGACCCAATTGATAAGTTTCAGACCACGCTTAATCAGCTTAAAATTACGGGAGCTGAGATAGGAAACTCCCTCTCCGCTGTCCTTGCTCCGATGCTTCAGCAGGCGGCAGCCGCCTTAAAGCAGGTCGCAGGCTTCTGGGAAAAGCTGCCTGCGCCAATGCAGCAGTTTATCATAAAGGCAGCCCTTGTTGCTGCAGCCGTAGGGCCTGTCCTAGTAGGCATTGGCAAAGTGACAAGCTCCATCGGCACGATCACATCAGGCATTGGAAAGGTCATGACGCACCTCGGAGGGCTGTCCGGCGCAATGACGGCATTCAGCTCGGTCGGGCTTCTTCCCATGATCGGGATCATCGCCGCAGTAGTCGCGGCTGTCGTTGCTGTCATTGCGATCATAAAGAACTGGGGAGCAATATCCAACTGGTTTAAGGGAGTCTGGGAAGGCGTCTGTAACGGCGTAAAGGCGGTAGGAACAGCCCTCGGAAACTTCTTCACCGGGCTCTGGAACGGCGTAAAGACTGTGACAACTACAGCGTGGAACGGAATAAAGACAGGCGTATCTACGGTCTGGAACGGCATGAAGACAGGTGCATCCACCGTATTTAACGGGATAGAGACACATATCTCGAATGCCTGGAACAATGTAAAGACCAATACCTCCACGGCATGGAGTGCGATAAAGACAAGCGTCGCCCAGCACGGGGGCGGCATCAAGGGCGTGATCGGCACTGCTATGGAGGGCTATAAGGCGATCTGGAAAACAGGCTTTGACATCATAGATAAGGTGACCGGAGGAAAACTGGGAGACGCCCTTTCCAAGGCAAAGGAAAAGACCGCCGGGATCAGGGATGCCTTCTCCGGCGCAATGGACAAGGCAAAGTCCGTGGTAAGCGGAGGGCTTGAGCGGATCAAAAACTTCTTTGCCGGATGCCATCTTTCGTTTCCGAAGATCAAGCTTCCGCATTTTTCAATCAGCGGAAAGCTCTCCATCAAACCGCCTTCCGTTCCGCATCTTTCGGTCAGCTGGTATAAGAAGGCCATGAACGAGCCGTACATCCTCCAAAGTCCTACGATCTTTGGAATGTCCGGTGGCAGTCTTCTCGGCGGAGGCGAGGCCGGTGAGGAAGCAATCGTAGGAACGGACCGGCTCTCGTCCCTTGTGACGAACGCCGTCCTTGCGGCTAATGGCGGTGCCCAGACGATCGTTATCCCTGTTTATATCGGGCAGGAACGGATCGATGAACTGGTGGTGAAAGCCACACAGAGAACCAACTACAGGTCAGGAGGCAGATAATGTTAAAGAAGGATTTTCCCATCTACTTTGATGATACGAAGCTTTTCTGGCCTGTGAAATGGGACGAGAGTTACGAGGTCGTGGAAAGCAAGAATACCACAGAGGCGGGCACTGATCAGATCATCGTGACAAGATACGATAAGCTGACTGTCTCCGCCTCTTTCCAGTGTTCCGACAGATGGGCGGCGGTCTTTGCATCCTTCCGCGATAAGGACAGCATCGCCGTAAGGCTTTATGACATAAAAACCAAAGGCTATAAGACAAGGACCATGCGGATCCGGAACTTTAAGACCGGACCGGAGAAGAACTCGGAGAAGACAAGAGGAACGAACGGACTCTATACCGTGAGTTTTGACCTGCTGGAATTTTAGGAAGGAGGTGCTTCATGTACGCCGTAAGCGACAAATATAAGGCTGCCATGAAGCAGCCGGTCCAAAGATTCCGTATGACCGGAAAGGCCGGAAGGAACTCTTTTACTGATAAGAACATCCTCGCCGGATCTTTTTCCATTACAAACCAGTGCTCTGACGAATCATCCGTCCAGATCGGGCAGGTCTACATCGGCGAGCTGAACGCCACTTTCATGAACATGGACATTCCCCGTTACGGATGGAAGGGCTTAGAAATTGCCCCGGTCTTTAGCATGATGGTGGAAGGAGGCAATTACGAGGATGTGCCTCTTGGTATCTTTACGATAGACTCCGCAAAGCATACCGCGTCCGGCATTGTGGTAAAAGCCTACGACAACATGTCAAAACTGGATAAGACCTGCTCCACAACATCGATAAACGGCAGGGCTTACGACCTGATGCTTACCGCCTGCACGGCCTGCGGGGTAAGCCTTGGCACGACGGAGACTGAGTTTTCCGCAATGCCGAACGGGACGGATGAGCTTTCCCTCTACAGTGAATCGGATATTGAGACTTGGAGGGATTTCGTCTCATGGGTCGCCATGACGATAGGCGCCAATGTATATGCCGGGCGGGACGGTAAGATCTATGTCAGGACATACGGTCAGGATGTGGTCGATGAGATCGATGAAGCGCACCGTTTCAGCGGATGTGAGTTCTCGGATTTCTCCACAAGATACACCGGGCTTTCTGTCGTAAACATTGCCGGAAAGACTACTTCCTATTATTCCATTGACCCGGATGATGGCCTTACCTACAACATAGGCTCTAACCCCTTTCTCCAGTACGGAATCGATGAGAAGAAGGATTCGCAGAGGCAGAACATCCTACAAGCCCTCTCAAAGATCGACTATGTGCCGTTCAAGGCAGAGATGATCGGGAACCCTGCCTACGACCTGATGGATGTATTCCGCTTCACAGACGGACTCGGTGATAAGAGCAAGCTGTTCTGCATGACGAAGTTTACCTTCAACTACAACCGCTTATTTACGGCGGAGGGCGTCGGCCAGGACCCGGCTCTTTCGAATGCCAGGTCAAAGACCGACAAGAACCTGCAGGGGCTTATGTCCTCCAATGAAAACCAGGAGTATATCCGTTACTACGATTACCGCAACGCATCGGCCTACGATATCTCGGATAAGGCAAAGGCGACCATCATCTCCATACGTTACATCACGGTAAAGAATACGCATATCGACTTCCATGCGGAAGTAAAGCTGACGCTCGACACAACTGAAAGTGAATCGGAGGACATGATCACTGACACCGATGCGGTCATGACCGTCACCTATTTCTTAAACGGCGAGGAGATAAAAGACTATGCCCCAGTGGAGACAATGCCCGACGGCACGCATCTTCTGCATCTGCTCTTTACATGGAACAGTACGGCGAACCTTACCGGAACGTTTGAAGTCACACTTTCAATGGACGGCGGATCGGCCCATATCGGGATCGGGGATGCCAGAGCCTACCTTGCAGGACAGGGACTTGCCGGAGAAAGCGCATGGGATGGAAATGTATCTGTTTATGACGCCGTGCCGGAAATGAACCTCTGCGCCGTAAATCCTGATTTTATGGACAGCGTGGAGATAAATACCGCGCTGCCTTATAGGCATGTTTTCACGGATACGGTAAGCGGGCTGAGTCTTTACTCCGTATATACATCATTTACAGCTTCAGTCGGGAATGTGAAGTTCCTCCACCGCATCGACACCCTCCGTCCTTCCGATATGACTTACGACAATGACAAGGTCGAGATCAGGGGCGGCGAGTGGCGGCTGAAAGATGGGGTTACGATCGCCGAGATGACGACTGCCGACCTTTCGGCTGAGTCTATCCTTCAGGTCACTTCCGTCTGCGACAGCAACAATGTAAACTTCCTCGCATCCTTCGACCACGGAGCGACCTGGCTTGAGTACGCAAACGGCTGGATCACGCCGGATACCACCAAGGCGTCCTACGGTATGTTCGGCCCGGCGATGGCGGTCATCGACTCCGGCAGGTGGAATGAGATGCTTACAGGAACGATCCAGATGAAGGTCATTATCCATGAGAAAGGACATATCGCGGATCTTCAGATCTATACGAAAGAGGTGCCGGAATGATAAAAGGACATACAAAAATAGAACTCTTTAACGCCAGGACAGGTAAAAAAGAGCAGGAATACGAAAAGGACAACCTCGTCACGAACGCCGTGCAGGAGCTTATCGCATTCCAGACCATGATGGGCAGGGAAATGGATAATAACGTATTCCCTATCGCAAAGAAAGCTCTCGGCGGCATCATGCTCTTTGACGGGAAGCTCACGGAGGATGTGAACAACACGAACTTTCCTACAGAAGCAAAGCTCGTGGGATATGCCGCAAGGGATACGAACACATCTGATCCCATGCGCGGCTCTTTGAATGCCATCGAGACGCACAAGACGGATAACGGATATGTATCCGTCTGGGACTTCGGCACGGCGCAGGCAAACGGGACGATAGAGTCTGTTGCCCTGACAAACGTCTATGCCGGGGTCAATCCCTTCCAGCGGCAGATATGCGGGGACTTCTACTGCGACATGGATACGGTAGAAAACGCCGAGCATAACGGCAGGCCTATCCTTATTTCCGGCTCGGAAGTCTACTGGATAAATGCTGACGGAAAGACCATACAGAAGACCCGTTTTGACCCGTATCATGTGAAGGTAACTGATATCACCTATAACGGACTTAACGCTCCTCATGAGGATGTGGTCACGCTGACTCTTCCTGATTACAAGGATTTCAATGTAAATGGTCCCGGTAAGTACTGGATTCCCGGCACGGACGGTTATCTCTACCTCATCACCCAGAACAACAGGGTCTCCAGCTATACTTATTACGGTACTACCAACTACAACTATTATTATGATGAGGCAAACAAGGACGGCGACGCCATACTTCATATCACAAAGTATAAGATGTCCGACCTGTCGTTCGAGAAGCAGAACGAGGAAGTCATCACCCTTTCCGGGGTGCATCTTGACACAAGAAACGAGTATTCAATCGTCATAAACAAGGGATATCTTTATGCCAGATCCTACGATGGCCACAGCATCTACATCGTAAATCTATCAAACACCGTGGACATCAAAGTCTTTACCTTTGATAACAGCGGGACATTTTCTTCCATGTCTCCGATCCTCTATAACGGCGGCATCCAGTATCAGTACCAGTACCACAGGGATGGGAACAGCTATTACAGGACAGGATTCCTCTATCCTGACGGGTCACACTCGGAAGAAAAGGTAGACGGGGAAGCTATCGCCCTGCCGTGCATCATGCACTCCGATGGTAAGATCCTCGCCACTTATCATTATGACGGCTACTATGACTATGACCGGATCCGCACAGGGCTGCGGTGTGCCTATCTCGGTACGATCAATAACCTCTCGACCCCGGTGACGAAGAATGCCTCTCAGACCATGAAGATCACCTATACGCTTACAGACAAGGAGAATACATGAATAAACAGTATGAAGTTCCCTACAATTTTTCCTACGACTTTATCCCAAAGCTCTCCAGAAAGCGGGAGCTTTTTCCATCTATCCGCTGCATCTATCTTCCGGCATGGCGAGAGGATGCTGAGAGCACAAGACAGGACATCGAGACCAGGGAAGAATACCCGAAATCCTATGATGAGTACGTCCTGCGCCTTAATTGCCTGCAGCAGCTCGGGCTTCCTTTATGTGTTTTGATGCAGAAGAACGCCACTCTGGATGTGCTCGAGAAGTATTACAGCCTCGGTGTCCATATCTTTACGATAAATGACGATGCACTTGCCATCGCGGCAAAAAGCAGACACCCGGATATTTCAGTCACGCTCTCTGTCACAAGTGCCCTTACAGAAAAGGATATAAAGAGCCGTGACCTATCGATGTACAACCACGTAGTCCTGTTTTTCTGGTTTGCCCGCCACCTTGACGCGGTAAAGGCTCTGCCAGATAAGTACCGCTACATCCTGATCCCGAACGCAGACTGCTACTGGAACTGCAGATGGCATGATGCCCACTGGTTTGCAACAAGCCGCGATGCGGAAATGAAAGCCACAAGCCAGTGCCGAAAGTGCATCCGTGATATGCGTGATACATCATACATCGAGCCAGAGAACCTCTCTTACTTTGATCCGTATATTGACTGCTATAAGCTGGTGGACCGTCTCAATCCAACTGGTCAGATCATCACAGATCTTGAGAAGTATGCCTCCGGAAACATCGGGGCACAGAAGCGGGAGGAGGCTTACTTCAATGTCGATTAAAAAGATCCAGTACAATGGAGCGCACAAGGTGATAAAGCGGCTCTGCGAAGCAGTAAACCAGATGGTCGATACAGCTGGGGATTTTTCCCTCTATGATGCTGATGGTGACGGCCTTGTAGATAATGCCGCAAAGGTAAATTGGCATACAGTGGACTGCGATGTCCCCGCAGATGCAGTTTTTACGGATACCGCTTATGACGACTCCGAATTGAAATCCGCCATAAAGGCAAACACAGATGCTCTCGGCGGTCATACTGTAAAATCCGATGTCCCGGAAGGCGCTGTCTTTACCGATACCACCTATACGTTTGAGCTGAGTGACGGTAAGCTTACAATCCGATCCTCCGCCGGAACTGAGCAGATATTGAACTTGAAAGGAGATGATTCTATTGCTTGACTTTATTCTGCGGTACTGGGTGCAGGAACTTTTCGCACTCATTATCGCAATGATCACATGGATGGTAAGATCCATCCACAAGAAGAAGGATGAATACGATGTCCTCCGGGAAGGAATTCTCGCCCTGCTGCACGACCGGCTCTACCAGTCCTGCAGCTTTTTTATTGAGCAGGGTTTCTGCACCATCGAGGACCGGAACAATCTCGAATATCTCTATACGCCGTACAAGGCGCTCGGTGGAAACGGCACCGGAGAATCCCTGTACAAGAAATGTCTGGAACTGCCAATCACGGCAGACAGAAATAAAGAAAAGGAGGAATGACTTATGGACTTTGGAATTGCAAGCGTAGCGGCAATCACGGTGATCGCCTATCTTGTAGGCGCTGCATGTAAGGCTTCGCAGAAGGTTTCCGACAACTGGATCCCGGTGATCTGCGGGATTGTCGGAGCGGCATTAGGCGTCGCGGGGCTTTACATCATGCCGGACTTTCCGGCAAAGGACGCGGTCAACGCCCTCGCAGTCGGAATCGTATCCGGCTTTGCGGCAACCGGCGTAAACCAGGCTGTCAAGCAGCTCAGCAAAAATACGGATTGAAAGGAGGCGATCCTACTATCCCGGCTATCCCTTCCGTCAATGGGACGTTGCTTTCTGCTGCTCTCCGGCTAATCCCCGGAGGGCTTTTATTATGGAGGAAATGACATATGAGCAAAACAGAACAGGCCATCCAGTGGATGGAATCTCACGCTAATGACAATAGACACGGCTATGACCAGAGGTACCGCTGGGGAGAAAGAGGCGACTACGACTGCTCCTCCGCCGTGATCTCGGCATGGCAGGCAGCCGGAGTTCCGGTAAAGACGAAGGGTGCGACCTATACCGGGAACATGCTCTCTGTTTTCAAGTCCTGCGGATTCTCCGATGTGACAAGGACTGTAAACCTCGCTACCGGAGCAGGCTTAAGGCGCGGCGATGTGCTTCTGAACGTCCGCCACCATACCGCGATGTACTGTGGAGGCGGCAGGGAGGTCGAAGCTTCGATAAACGAAAAAGGCACAGCCACAGGAGGCCGTCCCGGCGACCAGACAAGCAGGGAGTTTTTGATCCGCTCTTACCGGAACTACCCGTGGACAAACGTGCTCCGCTTCAGTGAAGCGGTCTCCTCGTCCATCACAGTTGAGCAAGCGGCAAGAAACGTCCTCGCCGGGAAATACGGGAACGGCGAGACAAGAAAGAAAGCCATCAGCTCCCTAGGTCTTGACTACAACGCCGTACAGCAAAAGGTCAATGAGCTTCTGCGTGGAAGTACTGTTCCTCAGAAGTCCCTTGATACGGTTGCCCGGGAAGTGATCGCAGGCAAATGGGGAAATGGCGCAGAACGTGTAACGCGCCTTACCAGGGCGGGCTTCAATGCCTCCGCCGTACAGAAAAAAGTGAATGAACTCTTGAGATAACAATGCCCCGCGGGTCTTCTTTAATTAGAAATTCCTGCGGGGCAAAATTTTTTCAAAAAAATTTTTCAAAAGCGTCAGATTTGCCATTCTCCCAAGGCTATCTATCAGAGGGTGATAAATCCTCAGAAAGGAGGCCAAAGGCCATGAGACACAAACTGAAGATCAGTGTTTCAAAGAGACCGCCGGAAGGTGGAGTAGTAACTTTCAGGACGTACGATGTCAGAGAACGCTTGTTAAGGGCTTTGTTCGGCGACAAAAGGAAGGTCACCGTACTGATACCGGGAGACAGCGTAGATGAGATCGCGATTTGTGAGAAAGGAGGTACAGCCCATGAACATTAACAAGTCCCTTCTAAAACTGATTCAGGATTTAAGGGTTGTTGCAGATGATCTGCAGATTATTGCAGACGCTGATTCAAACGACGGTCCTGAGCCTGTAAAGCAGGATGAGAACAAAACAACGGAGCCGGAGAAAGAACCCGGGAAGCCGATCAGGCTCGAAGACGTAAGAGCAGTGCTTGCGGCAAAAAGCCGTGAAGGCTACGGCGATAACATAAGAGACCTGATTTCAAAATTCGGTGCTGAAAGGCTCTCAAAAGTCGACCCGTCGCATTATGCGGAGATTCTGAAAGAAGTGGAGGCGCTTGGAAATGCCACCTAATACTCATGCCGTTCTCTCGCCGTCAAGCGCAGAGAGGTGGCTGCACTGCACCAGATCGGCGAGACTTGAACAGGAATTCGCCGACAAGCCGACACAGGCGGCGGCAGAAGGAACAGCCACCCATGCGCTAGCCGAGCATAAGCTGAAGAAAGCACTTAAGATGAGAAGCCGCAGGCCAGTGTCCGAGTATGATTCCGATGAGATGGAGGAGTGTACGGACGCTTACAGGGACTATGTCATGGAGCAGCTGATGCTTGAAAGGCAGACCTGCCCGGATGCACAGGCTTATGTAGAGACGCGTCTTGACCTTACGGCGTATGTTCCGGGGTCGTTTGGCACTTCAGACTGCATTATCGTATCCGACAATTCACTCCATGTGATCGACCTGAAGTATGGTCTGGGCGTATTAGTGAAAGCAGAGGAGAACCCTCAGATGAAACTTTATGCGCTCGGTGCGATGGATATCTATGACAAACTCTACGACTTTGAAAAAGTGAAGATGACCATATTCCAGCCACGCCGCGAGAATATCAGCACCTGGGAAGAATCCACCGCAGACCTTAGGAAGTGGGCCGATGAGGAGCTAAAGCCGAAAGCAGAGCTGGCGTTTGAAGGAAACGGGGAATTCTGCTCCGGGGAGTGGTGCATGTTCTGTAAGGCCGCTGTGAAGTGCAGGGCGAGAGCACAAGCCAAGCTTGATCTGGCAAAGAAAGAATTTGCACTTCCTCCGCTACTAACTGATGACGAGATAGAAGATATCTTAGATGTCCTTCCAGACCTTACCAGATGGGCGAATGACATAACCGCTTATGCAACGGATATGGCGTTAAACCATGGGAAGCAGTGGACAAACTGGAAGGTCGTAGCCGGCAGGAGCAACAGAAAGTACAAAGATGAGGATGCCGTAATAGAAGCCGCAGAAAAAGCGGGGTATACGGATATCTTCAAAAAAAGCCTTATCACCCTTACCGAGATGGAAAAGATGATGGGAAAAAAGAAGTTCAATGAGATTCTTGGCGGACTTATTTATAAGCCGCAGGGAAAGCCTACGCTTGTTCCGGCGTCGGATAAGCGACAGGTGATAAATGTAAGCGACGCAAAGACAGAGTTTAATAAGTTAGGAGAAGATTAACATGGCTAACAAAAAGACAAAGGTTGTAACGGGAACTGTAAGACTTTCATATGCAAACGTGTGGAAACCGAAGTCGATAAACGGAGGGGCTGAGAAGTACAGCGTATCCATCATCATCCCGAAAAGCGACAAGGATACTTTAGATGCGATTAACGAGGCGGTAGACGCCGCTATTGAGGAAGGCATCGGAAAGTTCGGCGGTAAGAAGCCAAACAAGGCAACTATCAAACTTCCGCTCCGTGACGGCGATGTAGAAAGAGACGACGAGGCGTATAAGAACGCCTACTTCATCAATGCAAACAGTACTACACCGCCTCAGATTGTGGATCAGAACGTACAGCCGATCCTTGACCCGAGCGAAGTGTACAGCGGGGTATACGCAAAAGTATCCGTAAATTTCTATGCTTTTAATTCCAACGGGAATAAGGGCGTGGCGTGCGGTCTTGGAAATATCCAGAAAGTGCGCGATGGTCAGCCCCTTGGGAACAGAAGCAATGCTTCGGATGATTTCACTGCGCTTGATGATGCGGGTGACGGGTTCCTTGACTAAAAATCCATAACAGGTAAGGCGGGCGGCAGGGAGTTTTTTTCTCTGCCGCTTTTTTTAATTTGAGGTGATTTAGATGAATGCCATACATATTGATCTGGAATGCTACTCAGATGTGAACCTCGGTAAATCCGGCGTGTATCCTTACGCCGAATCAGATGCCTTTGAGATCCTGCTTTTCGGGTACGCCGTCGATGATGGCAATGTAAAGGTCATAGACGTTGCCGCCGGAGAGAAGATCCCGGATGAGATCCTTAAGGCGCTTACGGATACTTCCATAGAAAAGTGGGCTTTTAATGCAAACTTCGAGAGGGTGTGCCTGTCTTCGTATTTAAGGCGGTTTTACCCCGACCTGTTTGTCTCATACAGCATACCGGGGGACAGCGTGCGGAACTTCCTGAACCCGGAAGGGTGGAAATGCTCGATGATATGGTCTGCATATCTGGGGCTACCCCTTTCGTTGAAGGGCGCGGGCGAGGTCCTGGGACTGCCGGAGCAGAAGCTGTCGGAAGGAAAAGACCTTATACGGTATTTCTGTGTTCCTTGCGCACCAACAAAGACAAATGGAGGAAGGCGCAGAAATCTGCCAGCGGATGCTCCGGAGAAATGGGAGCTATTCAAGACTTACAACAAGCGCGATGTGGAAGTGGAGATGTCAATACAGAAGCGTCTGTCTCACTATCCCGTACCTGACTTTGTATGGGATGAATACCATCTCGATCAGGAAATCAATGATCGCGGGATACTTATAGATGAAACTCTTGCAGATAATGCGATAAAGATTGACGAGGTAAGCAAAGCGGCACTCACGAAGCGTCTTAAGGAGCTCACAGGACTTTCGAATCCGAACTCTGTATTGCAGATGAAACAGTGGCTTTTAAGCCGGGGTGTGGAGGCGGACACCCTAGGGAAAAAAGCCGTAGCAGAGCTGATAGAAAAAGTCCCCGGGGATATCAGTGAGGTCTTATCACTCCGTCAGATGCTTGCCAAATCCTCGGTGAAGAAATACCAGGCTATGAAGAACGCCTCCTGTTCTGACGGCAGGGCGCGCGGAATGTTCCAGTTCTATGGAGCCAACCGCAGCGGGAGGTTCTCTGGGAGGCTGATACAGTTGCAGAACCTTCCCCAGAACCATATGCCCGACCTGGCGGAGGCAAGGGCTTTAGTCAGGGCGGATGATGTAGACCGGCTCAGACTGCTTTACGACGATATCCCGGATACTTTGAGCCAGCTGATAAGAACAGCCTTCATACCGAGACCGGGATGCAAGTTTGTGGTAGCGGACTTCTCATCAATTGAAGCGCGCGTTCTTGCATGGCTTGCCGGCGAACAGCATACTATGGATTCATTTGCAAACGGAGAGGATATTTACTGCGCCACGGCGTCCGCCATGTTCGGGGTTCCTGTTGTAAAGCACGGTGTGAACGGAGAACTTCGACAAAAAGGCAAGATCGCAACGCTGGCCTGCGGATATGGCGGATCAGTAGGGGCGCTTAAGGCAATGGGAGCCATTGAGATGGGGCTTACAGAGGAAGAACTGAAGCCTATCGTCGACAAGTGGAGACAGGCGAATCCACATATCGTAAAGCTCTGGTGGAATGTCGACCGGGCGATAAAGACAGCGTTAAATACGAAGACCGTGACTGAAGTTATGGGAATAAGGTTTACGTACAAAAGCCAGATGCTCTTTATTGAGCTGCCTTCCGGGAGACATTTGTCTTATGTAAAGCCTATGCTGGGGGTCAACCGCTTCGGAGGGGAATCCATCACATATATGGGCGTTGGTGCTACCAAGAAGTGGGAGCGGATTGAGTCGTATGGTCCGAAGTTTGTCGAGAATATCATTCAGGCTATAGCACGCGACATACTTTGCTATGCGATGCGGACCCTTTCGCACTGTTTTATCGTAGCGCATGTCCACGATGAGATGATCATTGAGTGCGACAGACGCGTGGTCGTGCAGGCGGTATGCGACCAGATGGGAAGAACGCCTCCGTGGGCTCCGGGTCTTCTGCTGCGTGCAGACGGGTATGAATGTGAATTTTATAAAAAAGATTGATAAAAACGTCAGATTTCACCCCCAGCCGTGGCTACCTATCAGGAGGTGATTTTATGGAAGTCACACTGATGAAGGAAGCCGGGGTTGGCAGGACGGAAATCCCTGGGCCAACGAATGAAGACTTGGAAAATGAGTACAGGTATATCCTGGCCCAACAGCTTGCTGGACAGCTCCGTGAGAAAGGTCTGATAAGCGAAGAGGAGTACGAAGAACTCAGTAAGGAAAACCAGAAATCCTTCAGTCCGCTTGTATCCAGGATAACACACTGATATGGCTTGCTATGTGTCTCGCTTTGAGTGATGAATACGTATGCCGAAAAGAAAGCAGGTGAGACAATGGATAAGATTTCAAAGATTGAAGCGGCAAAAAGAGATCCACAAAAGAAATTGCGCGTAGCGGCTTATGCAAGGGTGTCTACAGGCTCTGCGGAGCAGCTGGTGAGTCTGGAAACGCAGAAGAACCATTACGAGAGGTATATCAGGGCGCGACCTGACTGGTCGTATGCCGGACTCTACTATGACGAAGGGATCAGCGGAACCTCGATGGCAAACAGGGACGGCCTGCTAAGGATGCTGTCAGACTGCGACAAGGGAAAAATCGACTACATCATTGTAAAGTCAATCAGCAGACTGTCAAGGAATACGGTTGACAGCCTTGAAATTGTAAGGAAACTCAATGAGAAGGGCATTAACATTTTTTTCGAGAAGGAAAAAATAGATACCGGAAGCATGGAAAGCGAGCTTCTCCTCTCTATACTGTCGGGGCTTGCAGAAAGCGAGTCGCATTCCATAGCATCCAATGAAAAATGGGCCATCCAGCAGAAATTCCGTGACGGGACTTACAAGATCAGTTACCCGCCATATGGATATATAAATGTCGGCGGCAAGATGAAAGTAGAACCGGAACAGGCAGCAGTCGTAAAAAGGATATTCCAGGGAATCCTGGATGGCAAATCGATGGGAACCGTAGCCAAAGAACTCAACAACGACGGCATACCTTCAAAGAAAGGCGGGAAATGGAAAGCGACCTCAATCGGCTGTATCGTCAGGAATGAAAAATATACGGGGGATGTGGTATTCCAGAAGACCTACTCAGACGACCGATTCAAAAGGCACAGGAATGAAGGCGAGGTCACGCAGTATCGGATCAACGGACATCATGAGGCGATAATAAGCCATGAAATGTTTGACGCTGCTAATGCGGCTGTTTCACAAAACGCGGCGGACAAAGGCTATGTAAGGGAAGAGAGAAAAGGGCTTAACAGATATGTTTTTTCTGGAAAGATCGTCTGCGGAGAATGTGGCTCAAAGTGGAAAAGAATAATATCCGCCCATGTTCCAAGATATATATGTTCCCGGCATGTGGATGACAAGTATGCATGCAGCATGCAGTCAATCCCCGAGGATTCAATAAAAGCGGCCTTCGTCACAATGATGAACAAGCTTATATTTGCCAGGGATCAGCTTCTTGTCCCTTATGCGAGGATGATAAAAGCCGGAGGCGGTAAAGATTCGATCAGAAGGCTTTCAGAGATAGAAGAACTTCTTGAAGACAACGAAAGCAGGAGAAAACAGGTTTCTCTCTTTTTTACACAAGGGCTTCTGGATCCCGCAATCTATGCTGAGAAGAACGGCGAGCTTGTGAGACAGAGCAAGGCATTGTCAGATGAGAAGGAAGCGCTTATGGCTGCAACGACCGGTTCTCATGAGAAAAATGAAAGTCTGGAATCGCTGATGAGATTTACTGCAAGAAAAACAATGCTTACAGAATTTGACGACAGCCTTTTTATAGAGCAGGTCGACACAGTAATCGTATACAGCAGGGAAGAAATAGGTTTCAGGATGAAGTGCGGTCCGGTGTTCAGAGAAAGGGTATGACTGATATGAAACACACACCATTCGGCTACAACATTGTAAATGGGGCGGCAGTAATAAATGAGGAACAGGCGGAGGTAATCAGGAAGCTTGCAACCGGGTATCTGAGCGGGGCAACATTCGCTAATCTGGCTAGGGAAAATGACGTCGGTATTACCGCTGTAAAGAGAATTCTGGCAGACAGAAGGTACATTGGGAACGGGTATTACCCTCAGATACTTGCAGAAAAGATGATGGACGAAATCGCAGCGGAGAGGAAGAAAAGACTGGAGGCGCAGGGGCGTTCAAACGTAAAGAAAAGAATCCGTGAGAAGCCCAAGCCTCAGACGGAGTTTCAAATGAAGCCTGTAAGACAGATCTATAAGAATCCCGTAAAGCAGGCAGAGTATGCATATGCGCAGATCAAAGGCAGGGTGATTTAATGAATTTACCAGACAACGTGATGGTCATACCGCCGAAAAAGGTAATAGGCACGCAGAAAAAATCATCAAAGGTACAGAAAACACGGGTGGCGGCATACTGCCGTGTATCTACCGACTACGAGGAGCAGGAATCAAGTTATGAAACACAGGTGAAGCACTATACAAGCTACATCAATTCTAACCCGGAATGGGAGCTGGCCGGCATCTTTGCTGAAAGGTAAACCCAAGAATTGATACAAAGAAATGCTGTTGTCAGAGCGGCAGAATGGCTTGAAATCAAGGGCTTTCAGAGATTAGGAACTCTCCGGCAACCCATTCTTTACGCCCGATTGTTGCCGACATCATGACAACAGCGCAGATGATTTTGACAACAGCAACGGAGAAAATGACAACACCTCAAGCAATGGTGACAACAGCAGAGAGAAATGTGACAACACCC